GAGCCACCCTCTGACCTCTGAACATCTACGATATTCACATAACCACTTTGCAATCCCATGCAACGGAAGTCTCTACCCTTCTTCCATGCATCTCTAACCTGTGGGAGTGTCGTGTAGACCTCCCCATACGCTGGCTTAACTACGATATGCACGTTCATCAGCCTCCTTCATGGCACGCCATGCACAATTCAAACCATCATCAGCATCAGCGCAAGCGCCAACACCATGACAGACCTCACAGAACTCAGCCATGCGCCTAGAATGACGCTCAGCGTCCAAAGCCAACTGCATCAGCACTGCATCGTCAGCCTTACGCTCTGCCTTGCGACGCTCCCGCTTCGCAAGCCATGACCATACGAGAACAGTAAGCATTGCGCTCACCCAACCCCATATGTAACCGTCTAAGAACTCCATTGAAGCCCTCTCTTTCTAGATCTGTGTAGCTACACAGATCTCTCAACTGGCAATCAGTTCGATCACCTAAAAACAAGGCTATCACACCAAAACAAAGCTCTTAATTAGAACAGATTAGTAATATTCGGACGAAAGTCCCACAGCACCCACCTAAACCCACAACAAAACCCAAACATCGGGACCACCCACTATCGTTTCACTATCCCGCCGAGGTCGCCATAAGCGACCGAGGCCACCTCGTGAGAACTGTGTAGCTACACACATCTCACGAGACAAAAAAAAAGAACCCCGCACCGAAGTGCGGGGTTCCTTTCTGGTGGCTACTTGCTTTCTTTATTCGGATTCTTTCGCTTGGCTTGAATCTCTTTTGAGTGATCCTTTGCCATCTGCTTAGCCCAATCAACTAGCCAATCGATTGACTTGTTGCAGTGCCTATCCTCATTCAGTTTCGATAACCATTCTTGAATCGCTACCGTCTTCTCATGCAGGATGTCGTCAGTGGTTTTCTTCTCACTCATAGCTTCGGACATGCGACCAAAGATTTTCGATGCCTCGTAATCTGTGATCATTCGATCCTTGTTCGAACCCTTGAGAGTCTCGCCTACCATTTCAAGAATCATTTTTGATTCTGGCGAGTCGATGTCGTGATTGAAGGTAGCCGCGAATCTTGAAGCCGCGGGAACGCTTAGCACATCTTTAAGCTTACGTCCATTCTTACCCTTATCAGTTTCGACATTGACTTGACGGTCACCATGTGAATGTGCTAGCCGCTCCGCTTTCAAAATTCTGCTAAGAGCGTCTTTGCTAGTAGCGTTCCAAGCCCTAGCTTCTGGGCTTTGCGCGCTACCCATTCCATTCTCAAAAGCGGTACGGAATTCGCGGACGGTCTTAGTCGCCGCGGCTTTTTCTTTCCCACTCTCTTCTAGGTGAAGATTGAAGCGGCTTAGCATCTTGGCGCCTATGGCGCTTCGAAGCTTGGCTAGTGAAGTCTCGTTAGCGACTTTGCTAGCGCCAAATTTCTTGGCGGCTTCAACTTGGGTTTTTGTAACTGTTACAGGTTTGGTGGTCATTGTTGACCCTTTCAATTGTTGTTTGTTTACAAGTGCAGATGTAAGCCCTACGTGCTACCAACACGCGGACGACGCCGACTTCCCGTCGGGATCTAGGGCTAGGTTGTCAAGGTACGTAAGCCAGAATCTAGTCGGGTGGTATTCGGTCATCCCAAGGCCATCTGCTACCTACCAAGCTACTACACAAAAACGCGCTTCGATAGATCCGCGGGCTTCAAATATTCGGACCAAAAGATCTGTGTAGCTACACACAACTACGCGACCACACCCAAGCCACGACACACACACCGAACACACACAGGAGAGAATCAGTTACGCGTTAGCCGCAGCAAGCCGCAGCAAAAAAAATATTCGAAGCACCAAACCACTATCCAAGGGCGGGCACCCCTAGGGGGGGTACCCCTTCGCGTTTTTACATATGTATAGATATCAATTTGGAGTGCGGGGGTTTATTTTTTTTGGGCCTTCGGCCTGTAATCTACTACTGTGGGGTTGCTTTTAGAGGTTACAAGCTGTTAGAGTAGGGAAGGCGGCGGGGGGAGGAGCCACTTAGGGTGGCTCCTCCCCCCGCCGTTTCTACAGTATAGTAGAGAGTGTCCCACATGGGACATTTACTGTTATTTGTAGGAGGACTGTTATGTGGCAGACTGACCCTGAGTCAGGTGAAAAGTTAATGCCGTCGGATTGGTCTGAGTTTTTGGATTGGTTGTTGTCGGAGGATCGGGTGCCTGGTACTCAGAAGGAGTGGGCTGCTGATCGGGGCGTGAATGAGCGTACTGTTCGGCGTTGGAAATCGGATCCTCGTTTTGTCCGCGAGTGGGACCGCAGGGCGGCAGAATTGAATGTTCACCCTGAACGAACGCAGTCGGTTGTGGATGCGTTATATCGTCAGGCGGCTCAAGGTGATGTGAAGGCTGCTACTTTGTATTTGCAGTACATTGACAAGTTCACTCCGAAGCGTCGTGTGTTGGTTGAGGATGAGCGTGATGCTTCTGGTTTGTCTGATGATGAGTTGGCTGCAGAGTTGGAAAATCTCATTGAAGAGTTAAGGAGTGAGGATGCCTAAGGTTGGCAAGAAGCATTATTCTTATTCGGCTAAGGGGCGTGCGGCTGCTAAGCGTGCGTCTAAGAGGACTGGTAAGCCAATTAAGAATGCTCGCCGCAAATGAGGGCTCCTGAGGATTTGCATGATGATGGGATGTGGATGCAGCTTGAGGAGATGGGGGAGCGTCCTGATTTGTTGACTGACCCGTTTTTAGATGATGAACCTATTGAGTGTTCGTTGGATGAGGTGGATATTTGTGAAAGTTGTCAGTGATGGCTCCTCCTAAGGTTAAGAATCCTAAGAAGTCAGCTAAGTATTATGCGAAGAATCCTGCGGCTCGGGCTAAGAAGAAGGCATATGATTCGAAGTTTGGGAAGCAGCCTGCTCAGCGCAAGAAGCGCACTGAGCTAAATAAAGCGCGACGCCGCGCTAAGGCGGCGGGTGTTGATGTTAGGGGGAAGGATATGTCACATGGGAGAGATGGGTCGATTAGACCTGAGAATACATCGAAGAATAGAGCTAGGCAGGGGGCTGGGGGTAGAGCCCGTCTGCGTTAGGGGGGTCTATGTCAATAGAAGATGTTGCTGAGCGAACTGATGTTTGGGCCGAGTCCATCAAGAAGATCATTAAAGCTATTACGGCTGCTGTTGTGGCTCTTATTGCTGGTATATCTGGTCTTATGATGCTGTGGCCTGGTAACGAGAAGTCTGATCCCGCGCCTATAGTCAGAACTGACCTTGTGCCTGGGTATGGACCTCAGTGTTCGCAGCTTTATAATACGATTGACCATAATTGGACTGAAGGCCAGTGGTCTGTGTGGGAGAAGTTGCGGAAAGATATGGGCTGTTAGCGTAAAGGGTAGCCGTTGTACCAGACGACAGCCGCTCTGCGTTCTCCCGTTTCGATTGGGGTTACTCGGTGTTCGATAAAGCTGGGGAATACGACTATGGATCCTCTGGGGGCTTCGTTGAAGATGTGCATTTGGTCGTAGCAGCGAAGCTGGAGTTCCCCTCCCTTGTAATCTTCAGGGTTTGACAGGTTGACTGTTGCTGAAAGTTTTCGTACAGTTCCTTGAAAGTCTGGGAATGGAGTAACGTTTAATGGAATCGGATTGGGGGCTGACTGGACGAGTCTACGGGCGGCGTGTTGATCTTGGTTTCCGTCGATATGCCATTCGTACTGCCCGCCTTCACGGTAGCGAGTATATTGTACGGCTTCTGGTATTTGTAAATCGTAGTACCAGCCTGCTTCTCTGTTTGCTTGACGCATCCAAGCACAAATTGTTTCGCTTATGGAGTCGTCATAAATCCAAGATATTTGGGAGTTTCGTTGTCCCCCTTCATCTCCGAAATGGATTCCTTCGATTTCGTGGATACCCGCGGCAGCGTGGTCGATCTCGTCGCACTGCTGTGGGGTTAAAGCCTCTGGGATCCACCAGTAATGATTGGTAAGCACAATGTCTAGACTAGCAGAGCTTAAGCAAGAAGTTGAATGGAGAAGGTGCGTTAAAGATGAATCATATTTTTTACAGAATTATTGGCACATTGCTCACCCTGCTCACGGGCGCATTCTTTTTGGGTTACGTCAGGCTCAGGAAGAAGCTATCGAGCACTGGGCAGCAAATAGATATTCGCTTACGTTAAAAGCGCGACAGATTGGGTGGAGCACGCTTGTTGCGGCTCACCA